CAAGTTGATGCTTTTGTAAAGTAATTAAATAGGACAACTACTAGCAGTATAAATATACTTATAATCTCTTTTAATTTTAACTCCAATACTTTCAGCAGTTGTAATTACATCTTCTAAACATTCACCATCAGCACCTCCTACTATAGTAACTTCTCTACCTTTTAATGAGTTTAATAAATCATATAATTTCTTAGGAACATGAAACCAGACGTGGTTATTGTTTATATAGGTAATAATAGTTCCTTCTTTAGTATTGAAGATATCACCTTTTTTAAGAGATTTATCTTCCTCTTTTTTACTGATTTCATCATATACCTCTTTATCTAGAATCTTTTTATAAAAATCAGCATCAACATCATAGTTATATCTTTTTTCTATAAGATCTTTTTGATTTGGAAAGTGATAAAGATCTTTATGTACCGGAATATCTGGAGTCTCATCGTACAGATAATCTTTATCTACATTTTTACCATCGACATGATTATCAAAAATTTGATAAACATTTTGAAAGTTTTTACAGTACTTTTTCAACTCATTCAAATACATTTCAGAAAAGAATTTACGAAAACTGCGTTGCACATCAACAACAATTAACACATTTGATTGGTTAAAGTTTTCAAAAATTTTAATATATCTCATAAATATTATCTTTTTTTATATATCTATTCACATATGAACAAAGAGGCTGTAAATTAGTATATAGTGTATATATTAAATAAAAAAACCCATCATTTCTGATGGGTTTACTTTATAGTATTTTTAATTAAAGTGGTAATTCTTCTTCACCTTCTTCAGTTTCTTCCTCTTCCTCTTCTTCACCTTGAGCTTGTCCTTGAGCTTGTCCTTGAGCTTGTCCTTGAGCCTGTCCTTGTGGTTGAGCTTGTCCTTCTCCTTGAGCCTGTGGTTGAGCCTGTCCTTGAGCTTGTGGTTCTTCGAATTCACCTTGTGGTGCTTCTTGAGTTTGAGCTTGTGGCTGAGCTTGTCCTTGTGGTTGAGCCTGTCCTTGTGGTTGAGCCTCTGGTTGAGCTTGTGGTTGAGCTTGAGGTACCTCTTGAGTTTGAGCTTGTGGTTGAGCTTCACCTTCAGTTTGTACTTGTGGTTGAGCTTGTCCCTGACCTTGTACTTGACCCTGGGCACCGCCCATTATAGCTCCACCAGGTATTTTCTCAACATCTAAGTTGTTCATGTTAATATATTTAACGATTTCTTCTGCGATATCAACATCACCAAAGAATTGACGTAAGTTTTTACCAGTTGTATCCTTTACCTTCTTAACATAAGCATTGATTAAAGATTGAGGAATATCAATCATAGTTTTAACTTTATAGATATCGTTTACTTGAAGAACTGATTCTTTGATAATCTCTTCTCTGTTCTTCTTAACACGATAATTTTCATATGTTCTAATATGCTTCATTTGTATTTGAATATTTTTTATGGATTATATATTAAACTTAAAAACTCATTTTTATATCTTTTACTATAATAGTATTGCTAGTAATATACCACCTATTGTCCCTGCTCCGCCAACTATGAAACCTATTATTTTATGATTTTTTTGCTTTCTTACTTCATCCTTTAGTATATCAACTTGTTTTTCATAATTTAACTTCTGTTCTTCACATAGTTTATTAGTTGTTTCGGAGTTTGATAATCTTGTTTGTAGATTTGTAATTTGCTCATCTTTTGAGTTTAGTTGTTCTTTTAGATGTTTAATATCCAATTCCAATAAGGAAATCTGTTTACCTTGATTATCTATCACTCTTATATAAGACATATTTAAACTATCACATTCTAATTGAGCTTTTTCCATTAATTGTAAAATTTCTAAATTATTGTCAATTTTCTGAACTTGTTCTATAGTCATTACAACAACTTTTTTACCAAGAGAATCTGTTTCAATTCTTGGGTAGTCTGTTTGAGAGAATGCAAGTACTGATGAAAGTACCAACATCATTGTTATTAGTATTTTTTTCATAAACGATTTAATTTTTCTTTAAGAGATTTTATTAATTCATTATCTTCTCTTTTAATAGGATCTTTCTTCAATTTTGAAATTTTATCCTTTGTTTCTTTAAGACTTCTTTTGTCTTCCTCTACTTGAGCTGTTGCTTTTTGTAAATCTTTTTTAGTTTTTAATATTTCGTCTTCAATTAATTTAATTTTTTTATCTCTTTTATCAATTTCAGATTGTTTTTTATCAAAATCTAATTTTAAAGAAGCGTTTACCGACTTTAGAGAGTCTCTTACTGATTCAATTTTTTTGTTCTCTTTTTCAAGTTCTTTGATTTTATCTTTATAGTCAGAACCCTTAAAGAACCACATTCCGAAGAACAAAATACAAGCACTTGTTAGTACTAAAAGTGCTATTGATTTTATGTCTAATCTCATAATTTGTTAAAATTTTTAGGATATATATTAAAAATATAATCACTTTATAAACTTTTTTGATTATTTTTGTAAAACATTTATTATAAACAGACATGAGCAAAACATTATATTCATTTGATTTCGACGATACACTTTGTCACACGCCTGACCACATTGAGGGGAAAAAATATTGGGAAAAAACTACAGGATTATCTTGGCCATATAACGGTTGGTGGGGTAAAGCAGAAACTTTAGATAGTGATGTATTTTCTGTTCCAAAAAACGAATGGGTTTACCAAAGATACTTAGATGCGGTTTCTGATCAAGATGCTTATCTTATTATGGCTACTGGTCGACTAAAAAAAGTCATTGGTATGAGAGAGAATATCGATAAGATTTTAAATCAACACAATTTATCATTTGATGAAGTTCACTTGAACTGGGGTGGAGACACCTATATTTTTAAGACAACTCTTTTTGAGGAAATGATTGAAAAGACCGGTTGTGATCATTTTGTTATGTATGATGATAGACATGAACATTTAGTTAGGTTTGAGGAATGGGCGAAAGAACAATCTTGTGACGTTACAATTGTTGATGTTAAGAATAAGACAACAAAGACAATTAAAAATTAATAAATAGTATATGGATACAATTACTAAGAAAAAAACAGAATCAAAAGTTGAAGAAATTCTATCTAAACCATATCGTTTAGATTTACATAATGATGATTATAATACATTTGATTGGGTTATAACTTGTCTTATGAAAATATGTAAACATGATGAAGAACAAGCTTCTCAATGTGCTCATATTGTTCATTTCAATGGTAAATGTGATGTTAAGTATGGTGACTATGATACTATTTCAATTATGAAAGAAAAGTTGAAAACTGCTGGATTATCAGTTACTATGGAGGTTAACTTATAATTTTCTACCAAACCAATCTCCATTTTTATAAGTATTTTTGTTACGATTCATGAATTGTTTTCTAACTTTTAGAACTTGTCCATAATCTACACCTTCAACAAAATCTATATTATTCAAGCATTGATTTATATAAGATAGTAATTCTTTATCAGTATTTTTATTAGCCCATTCTTCCACCATTTCCTTATATTCATTTTTAGGAAAAATAGAAGTTGTATTCACAATAGTCATAACGCAGTCGTCATGTCCAACATCAGCAGCATACCTTGTATTCCCTGATGTTGTTGTGTGTTTAACAAATGTTGTTATTTCTCTGATAGTTTCTTCGTTGTTTATAGAGAATCCTTTTGATAACATTAGGTCTTGGTAATCTTTAACCATTAAGTTTTTATTTTCTCCTACTTTTAGACCTACTTTTTCCTCAGTTGCATCTACTCTATGTTTATATCTAGCAAATATGGCAGATCCATATTCATTATTTCCTTCAAAAACATGTGGCATTTCAGCTAATAAAGTGTTTCCGTAATTATTTAACTCTAATACTATCTTAACATTTTCCGGATTTAGATATTCAAATGCTAAAACATATAAAAATTCTGATAATTGTTTAACAGATACTAAATTACTTCTGAATATACCGACTTGTTCTAATCTAAAAAAGTCAACTATGGATTTATAAGATGCTCTTTGTAATTCTATTAATTCTCTTGACTTATTTGTTATCTTAAATATATTAACTACTGAGTAATCTTGTCCAAGTCCTTCTGATATATCGACAGATATTACAAATTTATATTCTTTTCTTTTAATTGGTATAAAAACACCATCATCGTCAATCCATTTTAAGTCTTTGTAACTAAATTTCAACTTGTTAAATTCAAATATTTCCTCTGAAATATAATTCTTTTTACTTTTTAACAATTCATCAATTATAGCCTCACTTAAAAGAGATTTACTCGCATTTATAAATCTTAATCCGTACTCTTGATTAAAAGCATCTTCGCCACCAATATCTTTTATAGCTTCTTCTTTCCAAGTTGTTACCTCCGCTAAAGCTCTTACTGGAACTTCATATCCTTTTGAATCAATAAACATTAGAGATTTAACTTCATCATCAGAACAGAACTCATTATTATAAATATGTATTATGTCTTTTTGTAAATCGGAGTTATAGTCCATTTCTACTTTAGTCTTACTTCCCCATTTTTCTCTACATAAATCAAATATCTCTTCTTTTGTTACTCCATATTCATATAGTTTATGATTGTTTAATCTTAAATAACTAACAAAACGACCCGGTACTTGATACCAGTAAACTCTCATTGCCTTATAGTTATTCTTTTGTGGATCACCATCGGGTCTTTCAGCATCTGTAAGTAACTTATGGAATAAATTCATACCATTTGGTGTAGATGTGATAATAATCTTTGAGTTTTGTATTGCAGCTGTTGTTGGAAAGGCGGCCGTGTAGTATGGTTCGATGATATTAGATGGAATGTGAGCAAACTCATCTAAGTAAAGTACGTCAATCGTAAAACCAATAGCTGGAGTCTTTGTTCTAGCCGATGTTTTGATTCTACAACCATTTTCAAATGTTAATGATTTTTGATTCCAAGTTTTAATACCTGGTTTTAAGAAAAATGGTAGTAATGAATAAATTGATTTAATTTTATCAACAATTTCTACTGATGTATCTCCTTTATTGGCAACAATCATTATATTCTTATCGTTATCAAATAGTATTTTATGTAACATGAAAATTGCCGCTGATATTGTCTTACCAACTTGACGAGAAGCCATT